TACCTGGGTTGAACTCGGTGGTTCCGTAAGTCATGGTTGAACCTCGATGCGAAATTGGGGAGACACGGCCGACACCGTGGCGGTCAGCGTGTAGTCGGTCGGCGTGCCGGTGAGGGTCTGCCAAGCGGTCGCGCCGACTGCGGCGCCGCCCGCGTCAAGGAACACGATGCGCAGCGCTCCAGCGGTGTCCGTGCGCGCGGCCGTGACTTCAAGGGACACCGGCCCAGCGGGGAACGGCGTTATCCACGTCTGCGTGTCGGGCGTGCTCAGGTCTGGCGACTCGGCGTAAGTGGCGCCGCTCTCGTCGGCCAGGGCTGCGGCGCGCGTGGCCGCGCCCACGGCGGTCCAGCCCGAGATACCAACGTCCGAGCCTGGGCGGTAGACCGTGATCGCGGCGACGGGGTTGAGGTTGCGACGGGCAAGCTCGGCAACCATCCAAGGATTTGCGCTGATGGTGTTGAGCATCGCCTGCGTGTGGCGGCCGATAAGCACGCCAGCAATGGACGCGAAGCCATTCATCGGATTGCCGTCATCCGCGATCCCGATTTGGGTGGTTCTGACAGCCGAATCTCGAAGCAGGCTGGCATCGCCAATCGCCACCACGCTCGTCGGGAATGTGAGTGGCCGTCCGTTGACCGCTCCGGTAAACGCTGGGGGGTTTCCACCCACGTAGCCAAGGGCGACGGTATAGACAACACCGGCCTGCAAACCGAGCCCGCTGGTCGCCCGCGCATAGATGGACCCGTTGACCGCATCACCGCATGCGGTGGTGATTTCCCCGGCTGGGCTGGTCGCGGTCAGGAAGTTGCCGTTGGAGCCCCAGCATGAGAAAGGCTTCGCATCACCCATCACGTTCAATCGAAACCGAACCAGGGTCACGAAAGAGCCGCTGCTGCGGGTTGCCCGCGCCACGCCAAAGGAACACGCGCCGGAAGCCTGCCCGCCAGTGAAGCGATACGCCGCTTCGCCGCCGCCCATGGACTCGATGGATGCGCCTGCACCAAGAACGCCGTTCCTGCGTAGGCCGCTCCCGGTTTCAATGGCGCCCATGCTCGGCGTGTGCAAGAACGTCACTCGCAGGCCAAACACATCTGCCGCCCCAACCGCTCCCTGCGGCTGATCGACCCGCTCGCGGTAATGAACGCGGCGCGGCATGGCTCAGGTGTAGTTGCCTGGGTTGATGGTCAGCACATGGTTGCCAGCGGTGCCATCCAAGATGGCCGAGACGCCCATGTTGTGCGTCACGAAGAACGCGAAGTTCTGAGGCACCGCACCAAACACCTGGGACAACTCACGGCCACGGATCACATAGTCGCGGGCGGTTGCGTCGGTCTGCGCCACGCTGCCAACTAGCACCGCGCCGGCAAGCAGGGCGTCACGGTTGTTGACCGTGAAAGCCGCATCCAAGCCCGTGTAGGCTGCGGTGAAAAGCTCCGGCCAGTTGCCATCGGCGCGCTGGGCGAACGCCCAAAGCTCGATGCCACCACCAGCAACGATGGTGCCCCCACTGCGGGTGCGCAGCGCTGGGAGCACGAAGTCGTCTTTGTTGGTGGCGTTGGACACCGCAGCAGAGCACCGGCCAACGGTCAGGCCGCTGCTGCTTGCGAGCGAAGCCAGCGTGATGGCAACGGCGCTTGATGCCCGGTAGTTCGTCGTCATGCCAGCGCCTCGCGGATCATCGTGTCGGTGACGTAGCCCATGCCGATCTGCTCGGCACGGCTGCAAGCTCGGGTCGCCATTGAGCGCAGACCATCGCGCTCGGCCGTGGTCAGGAGCGAGGGGGTCAGCGCGGTCAGCATGCTCTGCACACCGTTACTCCCCAGGTCGATGCCTTCGGGCGTGCCGAGGAACTTCAGGGCTCGCTTGACAATGCCGGCCATTGGGTTCGCGGACGCAGCGAACTGCTCCAACTTGACCAGCAGCGCATCGGCAGCAGCAGGCCCGCCGGGGTAGCGATCAAGGATGCCTCGCTCGGAAGCGAAGTGGCTCACCACATGGCTGCGGTCCTTGGCGTTGATGAGCGCCTCGATCTGCGCGTGGTCGCCCAGGTCGTAGCCCAGGCCCGCAGGGTCGGTGGTCAGTTCGGTCTTGAGTGTCATGGTCACTCCGTCTGGTGCTCTGCGTCGGCGCTGGCGAAGCGCCAGAAGTCGTGCGGGTGCACACCGCGCTGCGGGTCAACGATCCAGTTGCGGCCCGCCTTGATGACGCTCATCGTTTCCTTCTCCGAGCAATACCAGCGGTCGTCGTTTTGCCAGGACGCGCGCAGCGGCACGGAGGTGGCGCCCAGGTAGTCGTACCCCTTGCCGACTTGCATGCGCTGCCACAGCGTGCCCAGCGTCGGGTGCGGCACGTTCACCGCGAAGAACTTGAAGCTCGGGTAGTGCGCCACCCACCGCTTGACCGGCGTCTCGACAACGCCCTTGAACAGCAGCGCTTCGATCATCACGCCGCGCTCTTGGTCGAAGAACGCGGTGTGCCCCCAGCGCGCGCCTGGGTCGGCCCATCGGGTGATGAGCGAGCCCAGGTTGCGGCGCCGCGCCACGGCGAACACCATGTGCGGGCGGGCTTGGTTGCCGGACACCTCGATCATGGTCAGGCTGCCCGGTAGAAAGCGCCGCCCGTCATCTGGATGTCGCCGCCGCTCGGGGTCTGCACGAAGTCGAACATGGTCAGCGGCACGATGTTGGCGTCCGTGCCACCCGTGGTGTCGGCGTCGTAGCAGACCGCGATCTTGGAGATGGGGTTGCCGGTGGCGAGCGCCCACGTCACGGTGGGCAGGCTCAGCTCGTACCAGTTGTTGGTGTCGTCCGGCGCCGGCACCACAGCCAAGTCGGCATCGGTCAGCACCTTGCGGCCCATGGTGGTCTGCTCGTTGGTCGTGCCGGCCAGCAGCGCGGTCAGCGTGTCAGCGTCGATCAGCACCGAATCAGCCTCAAGGCCGGCCGTCTCGATGGGCACAAGGATGAAGGCCGAGTTGGCCGGGTCGTTGCCCTTGACCCGCGAATAGAGCTCGGTGACGCGCCCTTTGGCGATGTTGAAAACGATGTTGGCCATGTCGGCTTACTCCTTCTTGTTGCTGGAGGAAGCCTTCTTTGGCTGTGCTTTGGGTTTGACGGTCGCGCCGGCGATCTTGCCGTCCGCGCCGCGGTTGATGACGACTTCCTTCTCCTCGCCGCCTACGTTCACTTGGATCGTGGTGTCGCCAGCGGGCGCTGCTGCCGGTGCGGCTGCAGGTGCTGCAGCTGGCGCAGGCGCCGGCTCGGGCTTCTCCATCGCCTTGGCCTTGGCCTCGGCTGCGTCCTTGGCGGCCTTTTCGGCCAGCTTGGCGTTCTTGTCCGCCAGGCTTGCGGCCTCGTCGGCGCGCTTGTTGGCGTCGGCCACCTGCTGCACCAGGCCGTCCATCCGCTTGAGGATGGGGTCCAGCTTGGCGTCGCTGGCCTTCTGGATTTCGGCCACGCGCACGCGGGTGTCGGCGTCGATCAGGGCCACCTCGCGCTTGGTGTCGGCATCCTTGGTCAGCGCCAGCGTGCGGTTCGCCAGCTCGCTCTGTGCCTTGGCCAGCTGCTGGCCCAAGCGGTCCATCTCGTCGGCGGCCTGCTTCTGCGCTTGCATGGCCTGCTCACGCATCTCGTCAAAGGCCTGGGCCACCTCAGGCGGCATGCCCACACCATCGTCGCCAATGGCGGCCTGGGCCTCGGCTTCCAGCTTGGCGGCCTGGGCGTTGATCTGGCGGACCTTGGCGCGCTGTTCCTCAAGGCTGGCCATGGCCTGCTCGCGTTGGAACTGCAGCGCCTCGGCCTGCTGGCGCATCTGCGCCTCGGCCTGGGCGGCTTCCTCGGGCGACATCTCCTTGTTGGGGTCGCGCTCGCCGGTGATGCGGCGAATCATGTCCGCCACTTCGTCCTTGTTGGGCAAGTCCGAGAACTCCAGCGCGATGGTCAGCAGGCGCAGGCTCACCTCGGGCGGCAGCTTCATGGCCATCTGGTTCAGGTTCTCAAACATGACCTGGCGCAGCGTGCCGCTGTAGTCCTGCTCGCTCACCTGAAAGTCGGCTTGGCTGGCGGTGATGTCGTTGATGAACCGCACCGAACCGTCCTCGGCCATCTCCGGCTCGTTGATGCGCACCCACTCCAAGGCACCCTTGGCGCCGGTCAGGCGGATCACCTTTTCACCGGTGTAGAACTGCTCGGTGAGGCTCAGTTGCTTCTCACCCTGCAGCTGCGTGGCAAAGCGCAGGTTGTCCAGCGGCTCGGTGGTGACAACAGAGCCCTGCAGCTGGCGGGCCTTGATGGCCTCGCCGCTCACGGCGTTGGTCTGGCGGCCCAGGTTCTCGTCGGCCACGCCGGCGGCCTTCTGGATCGTCTGGGCGGCCAACGTCATCATGTTGATCTGGCCCGATGCCGCATCGGTGTCGCGCCGGATCTCGAAGGCCTTGCCCTGCCGCTTGACGATCACCCCGTCCGGGCGGTCCACCTCGTCGCGGGTGGCCTCGATGTCATCGACGGCGCCCTCGTCCATCACCACTTGGTTGGTGTTGAGCATGAACAGCGCTTTCGATGCGCGCTTGTTCAAGTCCTGCTGGATGTCGCGGACCCGGCGGATGATCCCGTAGGGCATCTGATCCCGCCCGCGGCGGTAGCACCAGATCGGCGTGAGGCTGAACTTGTTGTGCCGGAAGATCGTCGGGCTGGCCGCGAGCATGGCGCCCTCGGTGAACACCGCGCCGTGCATGCGCATCATCACCTTGTCCACGATGCTGGTGACGGCGCCAGAGCGCACGGCTTCCATCAGCACGGCGTCCCGGTCGTCCATCGGCACGCCGCGGAACGGGCCATCGGCCACCACCTTGGTCCTGACCGGCATGCGGTACTGGGCCTCGATCAGCTTCACCCGCGGGCGGCGAGCGTCCACCACCAGGCCAGCGCCCGATGCGTACAGGCGGCCATTGACCTCGGCCTCCAGCGGGCCGGTGGCGGATTGCCACTCGTCCTCATCCTCGTCGCTGAACCAAGCCGGGTTGTCCTCGGCTGCGCGGCGGATGGCCTGCTCACGGTCAGGGAACATGGCGATGGCGATGTCCACGTCCACCCAGCGCCAGCGGAACAGGTAGCGCGCGTCGCTCAGGTCGAGCTCCTTGCTCATGCTG